TGCGGCACCGACGGCGACGCCTACGTGCTCGTCAAGGGAGCGACCGGCCAGACGGGCCAGTCGAATTTCCTCACGAGCACGGTCGATGACTCGACCGGCATCGTGGACCCGACCACACTCACCGGCTACGCCCAGACGGGCGTGGTCCGCGGCGTCTACTACGCCTTCGAGGGTGTGCAGCCGGACCTCAACGGGGTCTACACCGTGAAGACCGTGATCCCGAAGAACACGAACGTGCCGTGCGAGAACATCGTCGTGCCGACCCCGCTGCCCGCACCCACCCAGAACGCCGATGGCACGTTCAACCTGCCGACGGTGGATGGTGTGTTCTACGGCATCTACGAGTACGAGACGGAGACGCTGATCGTCGCCTCGACCTACGGCCACCCGGGCTACGTGCTCGCGGGTGACCAGACGTACTACGAGTGGTCGTTCCCGAAGGCGGCTGTCAGCGTGACGGCGAAGGCTCCGACCTGGAGTGACCCGGCTGGCCCGAACAACGCCACGTGGATCTACACGGACACGGATGCGTACAAGTACACGCAGACGAAGTATTCGAACGGCAAGGTCAAGCTCGTCGCGAGCGCCAAGCCCGGGTACGTCCTGACCGGTACCACGCAGTGGCAGAAGATCGGTAACTGACACTGGGAATAATCTCAGGCTCAGCGTGTTACACTGGTAGCCGCAACATGAAAGCCACGGGACAGGCCACCATGTACGCTCTCGCGGCGTAGTCCCCACAGGTTGATGACCCACCATCCGCCTGGCAGACGTAATCTGCCACATGTCTTGTGATCCAGGATCAAGCGGGCCTCCAAAACCTGCTAGCGGGGTGCGACACCTCGACGGGGCGCGTTGTCACAGTTGAACGTGAACTGTGGCTCCCATAGGGGAGTAGACGGGCAACCCGGTTGTCTGTTGCGGCCCTAGTACGAGCACTAACCTTCAGTCCTTCTTCCGGGGCTGGCTGTCGGGATAGACTTGTATGCGAGGACAGGCCAAGGCTGGTGTAACTAGCACACCTGATCTGAGTAGATAGAGCACGCTGAATAAGTAACCCGCGTTGCGGCTGTGAGTACGGCGGCGACCAAAGTCTTAGTAGACTACCTGCTGAAATGCTGGCGAGTACCTTCGGGGAAAGTTAGACGAGTAAGCTACCTGTCGAACCGAGGATGGTCTAACCCAGAAAAGAGCTAATCGTAAGTCGGGTGAACAAGTAGGCGAGTTCGTTCGAAAGGTGACGGAGGTCCGGGTAACCCCGGGTCTAGCCTGCCCCTCGTGAAACACCCTGATCTTCTATGGCGTAAACGGCGAGCGTGCTTGACTGTTAATCAAGTGGTCTAGGTTCGAATCCTGGTGGAAGAGCGTGGACGAAGGCCCCTTCTGGAAATCCGGTGGGGGTCTTTTCCTTTGCCCGCCGAACATGTGGTACGATAGTCCCATGACCACGATGTATGCACTGCACTTCGCCCCGGAGCTTGACCCCGGAGCCTAGTCGGCGCACCCATTTGCGAACCCCCGACTAGGAAACTGGTCGGGGGTTCTGCTGTTCACGGGTTGTGCTCAGGGTAAGCGCGCTAGCCTTGCAAGCTGGCAGGCAGGTGGGTTCGAGTCCCACACGATCCACGCAAGACAACGACGCGGGGCCCTGGTGGGGCTCTGGGCTCATAACCCGGCACGTCGAGAGTTCGAATCTCTCCTCCGCAACGAGCGACCCTGGCATACGGCGTGAAGAAAAATAGTATGCTGACCGGATTTACGCGAGTGGTAAGCGACTTGGTTAGGGACCATGGAGTCAGAGGTTCGAATCCTCTAGTCCGGACGGTAGCGTTAGTGTAGTGCTAACACACCAGGTTGTGGACCTGGAGTCGCGGGTTGGATCCCCGTACGCCACCCCAAGGCCGTATGGTGTACAGGACGTGCACGCTTGCCTGTCGAGCAAGAGGTCGGGGATCGATACCCCGTATGGTCGCGCATGGCCCATTGGTGTAATGGCAACACGAGTGATTCTCAGTCACTTGTCGGGGGATCGTAACCCCCATGGGCTACCAGCGGTTTCTCAGGAAATCGCGTTGACATCGGCTCTGACCTCGTGTTAGAGTCGGTGACGACAGGGAGTTCCGCAAGGGATGACCAAACCGGCATGACGGATAAGCCAGGGCGACCTGGTGAAAGGTTGGATGACTTCCAGCCGCCAGCGATGGTATCTCATGCAAACCGAGTGGTTGAGCGTTCAGGAGCCAAAGACCTGGATGCCATCTTTTCGAGTCAACGATCTGAAGCGTAGGGCCGACAGGCTATGTACGCACTCCCGGCAGGGGGTGGATCTGGAAACGAGATTGGATGTCCACGAGGAAGGAACTGAGTCCGAGGCTTGTCGGCCTAGGGCGGGTTCCATGAAGGCGTCAAACCGGTCGGCGGGTCGGGAGTAGCGGCGGAGAGTGCGATTAGGGTGACACCGAAAGCTATGTGGGAGTGAAGCATTCTGGGCCTCCAAAGGGTTCGGAACTTCTGGAAGAGCACTTCCATCGTCACGGCATTTAGCTCAATTGGCAGAGCAACGGTTCTGTAAACCGTGTGTCAAGGTTCAAATCCTTGATTGCATTCAAATCGAAAGTTCTCTTCCCGACGTGGGCGAAAGTGCCCTAATCCTGGAGGCGCAAGCCAATCCAGGCACCTGGAAGCTCGAAAGGCCAAGGGTGTTCACGAAGTAGTAGTGCAGCGGATGGACGGCCATCCTTTCGCGAATCGAATCTTGTGGAGTAGTTCACGTCGTAAGGGGTGGTTGTCCTAACAACCGGGCATGGCAGATACGGTGGGGACATCGTGGAGAAGCCGGTAATACATAAGCCGCGCGAAAGTCTGCTATAGAGGGTCAGTTCTAGGGCCCTCTCACATCTGGCTAGTTTGCTCTGCTGGCAGGGGCACTGAGATTTTCACCCTCAGTAAAGGACACCGGTTCGATTCCGGTACTAGTCACGGCGTTGACAGTTGGCTCACTGGGCTACGGCTGTAAACCGTTCGTGAGAAGGTTCGATTCCTTCCAGCGCCACGGATCCCAAGCTCTAATAGTCGGAGCGCTGGTTTGAAAAGCCGGAGGGGTGGAGTGCGAGTCTCCCGGGAGCCACGGCGGTTGGCAGATCCGTTCGGTACTCACCCCAGGTCCGAGCAAAACTGCCACCTTGGCGGTCTAGGCAATCGGTAGACCAGCGGGATTCAAACCCCCGCATGCTCTGGGTTCGAATCCCAGGATCGTCACGCTTCGGTAGGCAATCGGTAGACCAACGATGTTGAGTGCGTCGTATGCTGTGGGTTCGAATCCCACTCGGAGTACGGCCAGTTAGGCAACCGGTAGACCACCCATGCTCAGACCGTGGGATGCTGTGGGTTCGAATCCCACACGGGCCACGATAGCGAGGAGGGCATCATGCCGAACAGCAGGACCGGACACTTCGTCCAGGTGTTCAAGCCCATCGCGGCGAACGACTGGCACCTCCCCAAGCCTCGCAGCAAGAATCAGCGGGGGCTCCACCCTAACTACGTCGAGGTCGAAGGTCGCGCCACCTCTCGGACGGTCACAGAATGGCCCTACTGGGCTGAGGATGGCTGGTTCTATATCAGCCGCGAACTGCCCCGCAAGCGCGCTGTGAAGTTCGCTAGGGCTTACCGGAACGCTGGCTTCGCAAGCCGCGTGGTATTCAAGGGCCACACCGACGAGCGCGTGGTCACCGATCAGTTCGATCCCAGATAGCGGGAGTACAATGGAGGGTTGGTTCAACCCACCAACGATGGAGTTCTCTTGACTACGCAAATGCGCCTCTCGCGCGGCACCATCAACTCTCTCTCCGCCCCCAATGGCTCCTACGGCACGCTCCACGCCACTGGCGCTTGGAACGTCACCGGACAGGCTGGCGCGTTCGTCTTCGCTGACTACGTTCAGGGCGACGGCATCCGCATCCCCGAGGACGGCCTGTACCTGCTGGACTGGACCCTCATCCTGGACAATGCAGCTTCCGGCATCGTCGGCTTCACCCGCAACAAGTCCACGGGCATCACCGGCCTCGACCTCCGCGCACTCGGCGGCATCGTCCAGGTGGGTGCCTCCATCGGCGGCAACGCGCAGACCGTGGAACTGTACACCAACGACGTGATCCGCCTCGTCGGCTACGGCAACGGATCCACGCTCGTGATCCAGGACCAGACGGTCTCTGGCAACGTGTACGCGAACTTCGCCTGCCGCATCAACGTGACCCGCATCGGAGACCTTCCCTAGTCCCGGGAAGTATGCTACGATAGGTTCTATGTTCATGATCATCAGCACGTCCAAGCGCGGGGGCCAGTCGGTCACCGCTATCGGGCTACGCTGAAACAGATCAGCAAGGAAGTGGCCCTAGGTGAAAACCCGGGGCCATTTCTCTTTGGAAGATGAGGCTCTAATGGCTAGGGCACTGGCTTCGAAACCCAGGGGTGTCTCAGGCACAGGCGTTCGATTCGTCCTTCTTCCGCAGCACAACTCAACAGTGTGAAACATGGAGTCTGAACCGGCCAGGGTGCCGGGACCGGTTGCTAGCCGGATCGTTCCGCTGGGATGGCTTTCGAGTAGTCCGGGCTCCGCGCAGTACATACGCTCCTGTAGCTCAGAGGCAGAGCAGGGCCCTCTTAAGGCTCGGGTCGAGATTTCGAAATTCTCTGGGAGCACGCATGTGGTAGTAGTGTTAGTGGTTAGCACGGGACGTTGCCAACGTCTTAGCGGGAGTTCGAATCTCCCTTACCGCACGATACGCAGGGGTCAGCAATGCGCTCGGCCTCGAACAAAGGCCTTCGTCCTTGCCTGCGGATCATATAGGGCAGTAGTGTTAGCGGCATAGCACATCACTCTTCCAAAGTGAAAGGCAGGGTTCGAATCCCTGTTGCCCCACGGCTTGTGTTCTGGGAACACCGGAGTCCTACACACTCCTAAGCAGGGTTCGATCCCCTGACGAGCTACGCTCTGTTAGTGACAATGGCCAGCACGCCTGTTTCGTAATCAGGAAGCGCCGGTTCGACCCCGGCACGGAGCCCCGCCTTTGAGGTTCAAATGGATGAATGCCGTCTTGGTATGACGGAGGCAGTGGGTTCGAATCCCGCCAGAGGCACGCAGTACAACCCTCTATAGCTCAGCGGAAGAGCAGTAGGCTACGAACCTACGTTGCCGGGAGTTCGAATCTCTCTAGGGGGACCAGGCTAGAGAAGCCCCGCCGCCATAGCGCGACAATGCAAAGCGGGGGAAGGACTCTAGCCACTTACCAAGGTGATCAAGGCGGTCAGCCGGGCTCTGAACTCGGTGTGCGGTTGGTTCGATTCCAGCCCTTGGTGCGAGACTGATGGGGCTTAGCCTAGAGAAGGCTGGCAAGGCTCAAACGACTGGAATCCACCAGCGCCCATCGGTCCCATACCCCTCTAGCTCAGAGGCAGAGCAGCCGACTTTTAATCGGCGGGTCGAGATGTCGGAATTCTCGGGGGGTACTGAGCACGATATCTCACTGGTTGTGAGAGGCACGCTGATAACGTGTCTAGAGCAGGGTTCGATTCCCTGGTCGTGTACGGCGGTATGACCGGGCAGGCAGACAGTGATTGCAACCCACTGAGTCCGAGTTCGACTCTCGGTATCGCTTCCAAGCCCTTGGAATGGATCATGCAGGTTTTCTAGGCCGGAGCAATCGGGGTTCGACTCCTCGCAGGGGCGCACTGGTAGACTGGAAGGTCTATGGATACTCGCAATAGACTCCCCATCGTCATCTACTCCAAGAGCAACTGCGTACAGTGTACACAGACCAAGAAACTGCTCGACAAGTTGGGCTTCCACTGGATCGAACACAAGGTGGATGAGGACCAGCTGTCCTACGACTACGTGACGAAGATGGGCTACGCAGCCGCACCCGTGGTCGTCCTCCCGTTCGACTGGCCCAGCGACGGCCCCCGGCACTGGTCGGGCTTCATCCCCGACAACATCAAAGCCATCAGGTAGACTATAGGCATGTCCAAGTCAGTAGCAGTCATCGGTAGAGGCCCATTCGATCAGGTCATCATCGACGGATTCGCGGGCAACAAGTCAGCTGAAGAGGTGGCTGCACTGACGAACGGCATTCTCACTCCAGCACAGTGCCTTTCGCGCCTTCAGAAATTGATCAAGAGCAAGGACGTGCTCGACACCAAGGATAAGCTTGCGCTGTTGCTGGAGGATGCTTACTGGCTGCGTGGCAAGCTCCGCGACCAGATGGAGGCCCGCGAGTACATCAAGCCCGACGAGGCGAAGGTGTGGCTCGTGACCCTGGAGGCTATCATCAAGCGGATCGAGACTGCGAACGCCGGGCTCGGTGACATCATGCTGAAGTTCAACGCCCAGCGTGCCGCGGAGTTCACCCACGCCCTCACGTTCATCGGATCCGCCATCGCGCTGGAGATGTCGAAGCGGTACGAGATTGAGCAGGCCGACGTGGACATGATCATCCTCGACGCCATCCCTGAAGCCATCCCCGAGGTCAGCGATTGACGAACTCTGTCAACGGCTTCCTTGGCGATGTCAAGGAACGCTACACCCGTCACGCCAAGGCCGAAGCCTACCGGCGTGACCCTGCGCTGTGGTCCGAAGAGGTCGCCGGGATCAAGATGTGGTCCAAGCAGCGCGAGTTCGCCTACTCCATCCGCGACAACCGTGCGACCGCTGTAGCGGCTGGCCACGGTGTCGGCAAGACGTTCGGTGCTGCACTCGTCTGTGCGTGGTGGGTGGACGTGCACCCCGTGCGTGACGTGTTCATCGCCTCCACGGCCCCTTCGCAGCCGCAGGTGGCCCTCCTGTGGGACAACATCCGCACCATCAAGGCGCTGATCGAGGAGCGCTACGAGAAGGGCCTCATCGACCACAAGCTGCCGGGGTACATCACTGGCGACAACGCGTGGAAGCTGGACGACGGGTTCAAGATCGGTGAGGGCCGCAAGCCACCGGACAACAAGTCGGATGTCGCCTTCCAGGGTCGCCACGCACCGTACCTCCTCGCCATCGCTGACGAGGCTGTCGGCGTGCCTGGTGGCTTCATCGACGCCCTCGGTAACATCGCCACGGGTCGCCTGAACCGGCAGCTGCTGATCGCGAACCCGACCGATCCCACCTGCACCATGGCCAAGATTTGGCGCGAGGAGAACCCCGAGTGGGTCCGCCTGCACATCTCCGTCATGGAGGCCCCCACGCTCACGCTGGAGGAGGGCTTCGACCCCGATGCCATGGCCGAGCGCGGTATGGCCGGTCAGGAGTACATCGACCAGAAGAAGAAAGAGTACGGCGGGGTGGACGACCCTCGCTACATCGCCCGCGTGCTGGGCCAGTGGGCGTTCGACGCTGGCAACAACGTGTTCACCCCGGAGGAGATTGCCAAGGCGTGCAACCTCACCGTGCTGCCGGATCCCAACGGCGTGCCCGAGTTCGGGCTGGACATCGCGCGTAGCGGTAAGGACTCGTCGGTGCTGTATCAGATGTTCCGCGGCGAGGTGTGGGAGTCCGTGGAGGACGACGAGACCGGCGAGGTGGAACTGGTCCGCACGGGCCGCATGGGCTACTACGTGCGCAAGCTGGACGAGTGGCGCAAGGCCCCGCTCACCGGCAACGACCCGACGAACCTGGGTACCACGCAGCGGTTCCACCAGCACGCCCTGGCGACCGGTGCACGCATCCTGAAGTTCGACGTATCGGGCATGGGTGGCGCAGTGGAGGACGGCTTGCAGGACATCGAGCGCAAGAACGGCGGCGTGCCGTACTTCTACTTCGGCCTGTTCGCCGGTTCGACCACGGACGTGGACACGCGTACCTACACGAACGCTCGCGCTGAGCAGTTCTTCGCGATCAAGAAGCTGATGATCGACACGGTGCTGGACATCGACCCCGAGGACAAGGAACTCGTGGAGGAGTTGGGCGACCTGGTGTTCGAGAACGACTCGAAGGGCCGCGTCAAGATCGAGTCCAAGGACGACATGAAGAAGCGTGGTGTCAAGTCCCCTGACCACGCGGACGCACTGTGGTACGTGCTGATGGACATGTCGGCGCAGTTCGAGATGCTGACCGGTCGCACGGTGATCGAGGACGAGTATTTCCAGGACGAGTACGCCGAGGTTCGAAGCGGCGGCTACTACGAGTCTGTTTGAATTACGCAGAATTAGCGCATGATATCCTAAAGTATCATGAGTGAACAGAGCCTAAGCGAAGTTGTCAGCGCATTCGAAGCCGAGCTTGAAGAGTCGCGCCGCATCAACGCGGAGACTCTGGACAAGCTCGACGCCATCATGGACCGCGGCTGGAAGTCGATCTTCGGCGACGCGTTCGATGAGCGCGAGGGGCCCACGCTGCTCCAGATCAAGGAAGCCTCGAAGCGCAACCGCGAGATGAGCCTGAACCCTCACGTCGGCGGCGGGCTCGAACTGATCCACTCGTACGTCTGGGGCGATGGCGTCCACTACGAACTGGGTCTGCCCAAGGGCCCGCGTAGGGCTGGCCGTCCCACCGCGACTGCCGCTGCTGGTGCCGCGATCCGCGATGCCATCGAGTCGGACATCTGCCAGACCAACTACTTCGGCATGCTCGCGCGCAAAGAGCGCCAGGCGGCTGCGTACTACGACGGCATGATCTTCGTCTGCGGCGATGACACCGGTGGCACCAAGCTGCCGTACCAGATTTCCCTCCAGTCGATCACGGAGGACTACCGCAACCCTGAGCGCGACGAGGAGATTTGGGCCTACCGTCGCACCTGGTACCAGTACAAGCCGGGCACCAACGAGCAGGACCGCGAGGTCAAGAGCGAGTGGATCTTCGTCAATGAGCACTACGACAAGATCGGCACCAAGAAGTACATCCGGTACATGAACCACAACGAGCCGATCAACAAGAACAAGCGGCTCTTCGTGAAGAAGGTCAACCCGATGGTCGGCTGGAGCTACGGCATCGCCGACGTGCAGCGTGGCATCTCGTGGGCCGACGACTACCGCATCGCCATGCTCGACGGCAAGAAGATGAACTCCTCGATGGCGAGCATCTGGGCGCAGGCCAAGGCCGCATCGGTCGCTGGTGCGAAGGACGCCGCCGCGAAGATGGGCAACGTCGCAGGCGGTGGCAATGTCGTGCACAACGGTGCCGCGAACGCTCTGACCGTCCTGCCGAGCGCGGGCAACGCGTACGACTTCGAGAAGCTGCTTCCCCTGCTGGCCATGTTCGCCGCTGGCATCGGCGTGAGCGTGGTGGCCCTGTCGATGAACTCGGGCAACGCTGGTGGTTCGTACGGTGCAGCGAAGACGCTGGAGCGCCCTGAGCAGCTGTCCACGCGTGTTCGTCGCACGTACCAGGCGGAACTCGATCGTGCCGTCCTGCTGTGGATGGGTGCCGACAAGGATGTCCTGGATGTCTGGTTCGACCCGATCATCGACCCCACCGAGCGTTACCGCGCTGAACAGACCGTGGACCAGCGCATGGGCACCGGCCTGTACGACGGCCTCGAAATCAAGCGCATGCACGCACAGATCGATGGCCGCGACCCGGAGAAGGTCACCCCGGTCCCCGAGGGCTGGATGATCCCGAACAACGAGAACACCATCGAGGCCGAGGCGAAGATCGCTGCGGACAACGCACCGCCCCCCGCGGCTGGTGCCAACCCCGCGAACGGCGGCAAGTTCACGCCCACGCAGGGCAGCGGCCAGGGCCAGGGCCAGGGCGACCAGAAGAGCGACGACATCCGCACCAACCGTGAGGCGATGATCGAGCACCTGGTTCTCGAACTCGACATCAGCGCCCCCGAGGCTGAGATGATCGTTGACGGACTGGTCAAGAGTCAGGGCGCGTAGTCTAGACCTTTTTCCTGGTGTTGTCAATAGGTGTGATACCATATACCTGATGACTTCACGCAGACTTTACGAAGCCGGAAAGCTGGTCGAGGGCAAGACTGCCCACGGAACCTGGCCGATCCGCATTATCACCGAGGGCAAAGGCTCATCCGGTGTGTACTCGCGTGAACTCCTCGAAGCCCACAAGGATGTCTTCGCTGGTCGTGCCATGTTCGGCAACCACCCGGAGAACCCGAATGAGCCCTGGAAGCGCAGCCCGTTCGAGATGAAGGCCCAGCTGGGACCGAACATCGAGTACAAGGTCGTGGACGGCGTGGCTGGCCTGTACGGCGAGGCCATCGTTGACGACGAGGTTGACAAGTTCCTGGAGAAGTTCCACAACATCGTGGGTGTCTCCATCTTCGCATCCGGCGACGGGCGCGAGGACGCAGACACCGGTGACTGGATCGTGGAGTCGTTCGACGGCACCGATCCCTACACCTCAGTAGATTTCGTCGTGGCCCCCGGTCGGGGTGGCGGCGTAGAGCGAGTGGCCGAGGCATTTCGGGCACTTGAGCACGGTACGGCACCCGCCGATGCCGGTAATGGAAAGGAAAAGCGCATTATGGATGAAGCCACGAAGCTTTATCTCGAAGCGCTCCTGAAGCCGGTCATCGACTCGATGTCCAAGTTCCAGGAGTCGCTTGACAGCGCTGTCTCCCTCGTAGAGTCCGTGAAGGACGCTCAGCCCGAGCGGGTTGAGGCAGTTGACACGGCGGGTGAGCTTGCGACTTCGGTTGCCAAGGAAAGCCTCAGCGAGAAGGCAGTTGCCCGCGTGCTGGAGTCGGTCAAGGCTGGACAGCCTGTCGCCGACGCAGTGGCACGTGAGAAGGCACTCCGCGAAGAGTTCATCGCGGAGGAGGCTGAGCGACTGATCGAAGGCGCTGGTCGCTTCGGCGGCTCGGGCTCGCAGGCCGACGACTTCGGCATGGATGGAGTGAGGTTCGACTAATGGCCCTCAACATGACCCAGCGGTACACCAAGACTGAGGTCTGGACCGTACCCGCAGGCACTGACGCAGGAGCCGCCGTTGTACAGGCGACCACCGGCGCAGCGCAGGCGGACTCGGTACTGATCACGATCCCCGGTGTCACCCTCGTGGCTGAAGGCGCGGACACCAAGTCCACCGTCGTCGGCCCCTACACGATCAGCGGCATCCCCTCGGGCGGCGTGGGCCTCCCCTCGGGCAAGGCCACTGTCGCCATCGACGGCGCGTTCCGCTTCCCGGTTGTTGGTGCTACCAACGCCGTGGCTTCGGGCGCAATCGTGTACGCCACCGTTTCGGCTGGTGCCGTCACCGGCCTCACCCTCACCTCCTCGGGCACCACGGTGCCGTTCGGAAAGGTTGACCGATTCATCGGTGAGACCTCGGGCACCGAGACCTCGGTATGGGTAGGCCGCTTCCAGGATCGGATCAGCTGATGACTGAGTACAAGGACACCTTCACGCTCGACGGGCGACTCAACCCGCAGTCGATGCCTCGCGTCACCAAGGCGAAGGTCGCGGCCATCCGCGAACTCTTCAACGCTGGTATCCGCGGAGACCGCATCGCGGCCTCGAAGTTCAGCGAGTCCATCGCCACCTCCGACGCAGTGTTCAACGCGGCGTACCTGATCAACATTCAGGTGCTGCCCCAGTTCGACCTCCTGCCTCGCACGTGGACCCAGATCGCTGGCACCCGCGAACTGCCCGACTTCCGTCCCGCTGTCCTCACGGGCATCTTCGGCGGCTTCGAGGGCCTGAAGCGCGACGGAACCGCGGCTGGCAACGGTCAGGTCAACCCGGCTGGCATCGCGCCGGTCGTGGCTGAGGCTGAGACCTACCCCTACGCGACCATCGGACAGGTCGAGGCGTCGTACGGTCGTCTGAAGAAGCGCGGCTTCAAGGTGGGCTACACCTGGGAAGCACGCATCAACGACGGCATCGACTTCTTCTCGACGCTGCCCCAGGAGATGCTGAACGTGGCTCTCGACACCGAGGAGTGGGAGGTCTACCAGGCCCTCCTCTCGACGCAGGCCTCGCGCCAGCTGACCGGTGGCACGATCTACGACGGCGGCGCAGCCCTCAACGCGAACTCGGCCATTGGTCGTCGTGCGGTGCTGAAGGCCGTGCAGGACCTCTCGCAGCGTACCGTGAACGGTCGCTTCATCCAGGTCAGCGGTGGGTACAACCTCATCGTGCCGATCGGTGCAACTCCTGCGGTTGAGTTCGCTCTCCAGCAGCCGTTCATCTCCAGCGTTCCCGCCGCCGCTGCTCGTGGATTCGTCCGCGATGTCAACGACCCCGGCCAGAACATCATCGGCTCCATCACCATCGTGGAGTCGCAGTACGTCACCGGCACCAACTGGTACCTCCTGCCCAAGCCCGGAGCGGTCCGCCGCCCCGTGCTGGAACTCGGACGCCTCCGCGGCAACGCGGCTCCCGAGCTTCGCGTGGACGCGCAGGCTGGTAACTACGTGGGTGGTGGCCAGGTCTCGCCGTTCGAGGGTAACTTCGCGAACGACACGATCGACCTCCGCCTCCGCTACCCGCTGACCGGCATCCTCTGGGATGACCGCTTCGTGGTGTGGTCCACGGGTGCAGGCGCATACGTCGCTGAGTAATCAGCACCACCAGGAAGGCCCTCTGCTTCGGCGGGGGGCCTTCCTCATTTGGTACAATAGACGTGGCGCTTGACGTGCTGCAACTGGGATTCGCTACCTCAGGAGGGACAGAAGCCCCCACCACGAAACGGGGGCTTCTGTCTTGTCCATTTCTGTGTTAGACTGGTGAGTAACCGGCACCTCCCTCCTCCCTTCCCGGTTACGACTCGACGGGTCGGGGTTCGAGCGGTTATCGCTCCCCCGGCCCGTTGGGCATCGTGCGGTAGACTGGATATAGTTTACTGAGCCCTAGGAGACCGATGGCTAACACTGGTGTCGCGCCCCCCAACTTCGCTACGCCTGCGGGGCAGATCCGCATGCTCCTCGGGGACACGGACGCAGACAACATCTCAGCGGGTTCCGGCGAGTACATGTGGTTCTCGGACACGGAACTCGAAGCACTGGCCACGCTCTTCGGCGGCAGCATCATGCGTGCCGGGGCGCAGGCGCTTCGCACCGTGGCGGGATCCCAGGCACTGCTCCTGAAGAAGTGGTCCGCCGACGACCTCACCGTGGATGGCCCTGCCATCACTCGCGCTCTTCGCGATCTGGCCAAGGACCTCGACGCAGCTGCCGACGCAGGCGACGCCTCGCTGGACATCTTCGAGGTGTCCCGCCCCGGCTCGAACCTCGAACTCATCCCCGAGGGCATGCCCAACAGAATCGGTCGCGCAGCATCGCCCGGGTTCCAGCTTCCCGACATCCCCGGGCAGTGGTGGATCAACGGCGACTGGGTGATCGTGGATGACTGACTTCGACATCCCCAGCGGCTATGGCGTGCCGCTGATCAACCAGTCCTCGCTGCTGTTCTCTCCCGCGGTGATGGATGCGTTGGCTGCTGCGCTCGCCGGGACCGCCGACCCGGGAGAGGACGGTCGCACGCCGGAATTGCAGGCGAATGCCACCCACATCCAGTGGCGCTACATCGGCGACCCCGCCTGGATCGACTTGGTGGCCCTGGAGGACCTGAAGGGCGACCCCGGTGCGCCCGGCGCAGATCTGACCGAGTTCGTCTATGCCAACTTCGCCGCGTTCGAGGCAGAGCGCACCACGAAGAAGGGACGTGTCAACTCATCCAACTGGGGGACGACCCTCAGCATCAGCGCGCTGAACAACGTAAGCGGCGACGCATTCGTTGAGACGATCATGACCAGTCGCCTCGGCATCCCCGGCCTCACGCAGTACCTCACGATCGCTGACACGGGCGGCACTGGCAATACCTACAACCAGCGGCTCTGGCGGAAGATCAACAACGTCGGTGGCACGGAAACACTGACGGCGTGGCAGTACGCGACCCGTGTCCCTACCCCTGTGGACAACGCGCAGGCTGCACCCAAGAGCTACGTGGATGCCAAGGGACTCTCGAACATCACGTGGACGCAGCTTGAAGCGCTCAACAACGCGAACACCCAGCGCGGATATGTCCAGGACACCGGCTTCAACCTTGGCACTGCCACGGGCATCTCCAAGTACAACGGCTGGTACGGCGGACAGATGGACTACGTTGCGCATGCCTTCTACGCAGGCGGCGACCGGCTCGTGCAGGTACAGGACGTCTGGGTGTCGAACCTCGACGGCACGGTCGATCAGATTCGCCGCTGGCGGGCACAGGCACCAGTCACCTTCGCGTGGAGCGCGTGGACGGCGTGGACGATCCAGATGCCCCCTGCGGGTGGGCCGACACTCATCCCGGCTGCGACGGCGCAGGCGACCATCGACGCGATCACGACGACCGGCGAATACTACATGGAGCTTCCCACCGGCGTCGCCTCATGGGGTGCGTACATCAACGACTCCATCTACAACGGCTACACCAGCGGCACTGCCATTCTCCGCACCACGGCAACCTTTCAGGGGGCCTCGCTCACACAGAGCCAGCACCTCTACATCGCCGAACCGAGTGCCACCAGCGGCACCATTCAGGCGTGGCGGCGTAGGTTCAATGGTGGCGCGTGGTCGGCGTGGAACTCGAAGCTTCGCGTCGGTACCCCCGTCGGTAACGGGGACGCGGTGCCGAAGTCGTACGCCGACAACCTGCTGACCTTTGCAGCGGTCGGCTCATGGACGGACACTGCGGCATTCGACGCGGAGACCGGCGACACGAAGATGGGTGCCATCGCGAACGGCATCAGCGACTTGGGGGCCTACACGGGCCTCTCGGCCTACAACGGTGTCTTCGTGGGCATCCCCGCGGTCGAGCACTACTCGTCCTTCAAGTCCGGCATCGGCACCCAGTACGTCCAGCGCATCAAGTTCGCCGACCCGACCACGCATGCCATGGTCACCATCCAGCGGGCCAAGGTTGGATTCGCTGGCACCTGGTCCGCCTGGGCCGTCGTCTGATAGGACATGAGAGAATACATGTATGGGTGTTTTCAAGGGTCGCGGTGCGGCAGTCGATGTGAATGCAATCTCAGCGGAGATGCGCGATGCTGTGCGCCCGTGGGAGACTGCGTACATCCTGATCTTGGATCCGGGGCGGGACCTGGTGAACTTCAAGAACAAGCTGCCAGCCGGTCTTGTGTGGCATGGGCGTGCGCGGGTACAGCCCTATCGCCGCGAGATTGCGGTGGGTGTCCCAGCTGACCCGACGACCACACAGACCGTCCGGTTCCAGCTGGACTTCGACAAGGACGGCGCTATCCCGCTGATTCGCAGCGGCTACTACGTCATCGTGGTGGACCCGGCCATCGTACCGGACGAGGGTATCGAGCCCTACCCGGACCCCTACATCACCGACTACGTGCACATCGTGAATGCGTCGATGAACTCCTCGATGGCGTGGATCCGCACGCTGGAGACTATCACCAACACCGAGCGGAGAAACGACTTCCAGATCGAGTCCGATGGGGCTGGGGGTATCCAGTGGGCCTGAGGATCACGACGAACATCGACAAGAACTTCCCCCTCTTCATCAAGCGCGCGGAGGACAAGCTGTACGACGCCCTAGCGACGGCCATGTACGAGGTTGCCCGACAGGGTGCCATCACGGCTCGTGCCTACACGGCGCAGCGTGGTCGCCCTACTTCTCGCGGCGGTGGACGTATCGACACTGGTGCCATGGTCGAAGCCATCAACCACAAGGTGTCACTGGAGGGATCCAAGATCGTGGCCGAGTTCGGCTTCACTGATGAGGTGGCGGGCTACTACATCTTCCAGACCGTGACCGGCTTCAACCACTGGATCAGCGGGGACTTCATCGAGCCCACGTTCGCCATCCGTGACGCTGGCGAGAAGTCCCGCGGCGAGGCCATCAAGGCCATCAGGGCAGCGATTCGGAGCGTGAGAATGTGACCATGGACCTGACCCCCGTCCAGGCTGCGATCAAGGCCAAGGCGGTAGCTGAGTACGGCACGGACTCGGTGTTCGAAATCGACTTCCCCGACGCCCTCGATGAGCCCACGACCAACGGCGTGATGGACGAGTATGTGGTGCTGCGGTTCAACTCGCCCAACCCCACGGCTGGCGACGAGTCGTTCGGCGGTGCGCGTCACGATGGCCGCTACACCCTCGTGGACATGCTCGCGGTGGGTGCCACCCCTGGTGACGCCATCAACCTCGCCTACGGCCCGGGCGGTCTGACCGACGTGTTCAACGGCTTCAAGCCGACCATCGATAGCGGCGAGATGAAGGACGGCGGTGGCACGGTGTTCGTGCGGGCCGGTGACAGTTCCTCCAAACCGCGTCGGTTCATCGCTCACGTTTCGTTCCGCATGCCTGTGAATTTGGTGGTTGACGAGTAGAACCAAGTGTGGTAGGATTCGCCGCCGCGCGCCATGGTATACTGAAGTCACCAATTCAAACCCCTAGGAAGGGTCTATTTGCATGGCCGAAAAGATGGTGCTCGTTGAGCACAAGGTTTCGGGCGTACGCGTCGAACTCGAAGAGCGACACCTTGGTGGCCCCCTGGGACACATGTACAAGGTCCTCCCTGTGGACGCAGCCCTGAAGCCCGAGGTGCTGGGACACCCCACCACCGACGACAAGGTAGCTGAGCGCGAAGCCGCAGAGCAGGCCGTCGAGGAAGCTAAGGACGTGAAGAAGTAATGGCTTACTCCACGCGACTCACTCGCCCGAATCAGACGTGGGCCCTCGCCTACGCAGATGCGTTCGCGAACCCCCTCGCCCCCACCTCCGCGGAACTCAACTCGGCCACGCTGGTCACGCTGTTCTCCTGCGCTCTCACCGAGGACGGCACCAGCCTCACCCTCGGCGACTCGGAGACCGACGACACGCTGACCTTCTGCTCCATCGGCAACGAGTCCACCCCGACGTTCAAGTCCCCCACCGCCGCATGGTCGGTGCTGAAGGAAGCGAACACGGGCGGATCGGGCACCACGGTGGACCTGACCTCGCTGTACAACAAGGCGTGGGCGTGGCTGGCGTTCCCGGACGTGCCCTACTGGGTCATCTCGCGCACCGGTCCCAACTCGTCGCAGGACGCAGCATTCGCCACCGGTCAGAAGATCAAGATGGCACTCTTCAACACGGACTACCCCGCCGAGGCCCCGGAGCAGACCACCTCGGGTCGATTCGTACAGAACTTCCTCTACGCTGGCGGGCCCATCGTGTGGAACTACCAGCTGGCTTCGTAAGGAACTGAGACATGGTAAACACTAAGGTATCCTCGGCGGGCAACATCGTCGTCCGCTGGGCACTCCCCGGCGCTTTCGCGAACTGGAAGAAGCCCACGGTCGCGGAAGTCAACGCCACGCTCGACGTGACGGACTCGGTGGCGTGGGCGGACTTCTCGTTCGGCAACCAGGCATCGAACCAGATTTCCGACCCGGGCATCGCGGATCAGGGCAACACCCAGACCCGTGGCTTCGCGCAGTTCGGCGGAACCATCTCGTTCTTCTACCCGCGCGCGTACAACAACGTGTCGGACGCCAACAGCCAGACCTTCGAGGCGCTGGACCAGCCGTGGACGCTGGGCTACATTCTCCTGAAGGCGGACGGCCTGATCACTCCTGCTGGAACTCGCACCGCTACCGCGGGTGACTTCTGGCACGTGTACAAGGTCATCTCGGACGGCTGGTCGGATGTCAACGTCGGCGAGGTCAACTTCAAGTACACCATCACCTTCCAGCCTCAGGGTGATGTCTGGGTCAACGCGAACGTCAACACGGCGGTCACGATCACCCAGTCGATGAACGGCGGTGCCACCCTCTCCGTCGGCACCAAGAAGCCCATGATCGCATACCTCACGGGTCGCCAGGTCACCACCAACGGCTACCCCGGTGCGTTCACCTGGACCTCCTCGGATGTCACCAAGGCAACCGTGGACGCGAACGGTCTCGTGAAGGGCATCGCGGCGGGCTCGGCCAACATCACGGCCACCTGGCCCGCAACCGGTACCGCTGGCACGCCCACGGCGGTCACCGTCTCCTAGTGTGCTAGGATCGACACCGGCCCTATTGGTGTAGTGGCAATGCAAGAACCCCCCAGGCTGTCACTTGGGGGGTTCTTGCTGTCTGCCCAGTGCTAGGATGTTCGTATGAATGAGGAGACTTTCGATATCCGCGAGGTGCTGGCTCGACGCAAGTACCCCGAGACTTCCGTGAAGGTGTGGCTGGACGAGGAGGTGTGGTTCGAAATCGACGCCGTGAAGGCCGAGCACTCGAACACCACCGACAAGGACCGGCTCGCCGAACTCGACGCGCAGCTGGACAAGCTGGAGAAGCGCCGTCTGGATGAGGCGTTCACCGTCCACATCCGCGCCATCTCGAACCGCGCGAGCGAGGACATCATCTCCGCCGCCCTGGCACAGTACCCCATCAAGCGGGACCTGTACGGGCGCGACAACGATGAGCAGGCCCGCAACCGCAACAACCTGATCACCGAGATGTCGTTCGCGCAGCGCATCACCAAGATCGTATCGCCCAGCGGGCAGGCTCAGGTGCTCACCGAGGAGAACCGCCGCGAAGTTGTGCGCTCGTTCCTGGACCAGGCCCCCGCGTTCTCCATCGAGATTGTGGACCAGGCGGTGGGAGCCCTCGCCAAGAAGTTCAACGCGGACGAGGCTGAGGCGCAGTCGCCGGATTTCTAGTCCGGGTCCTCCGGCGACCCACGCAGTCGTACATCGCATCTCTGATTCGTACGGCACTGGCGAACGGTCAGCGACCCACGGCAGCAATCATGCACGACCCGTACGCTGGGTACCGGGACTACGACGACATCTGGTGGGTGCCGGATCCCGTGCTGCACACGCAGTGGCTGGACTGGGACTTCGCGCTCACTGAGGCCATCACCATTCTCGACAGCCTCATGGATGGGCAGACCCAGCAGCCCGCTTGGCTGGTCGAGGACCCCGATGTCATGTGGGAGATTGGCCACCGAGTCAACTACGCCCTGAAGGATCTGCACGAGGCTGGCAAGGAAGTGCAGGACGAGCCGTGGGTCACGCCGTACCTGAAGAACCCCTCGAAGCTGGGCGAGTTCTGGTCCATCGAGGAGTACCTACAGAACGTCGAGAACGACGCCAAGCCCCTGGAGCGAGGTGCGCCCGAGGGTGGACACGTCCCCACGGCGGACGACAACATCGAGCGCAAGCGCCGCCAGGAAGAACGGATCCGGCAGGCCTACCTCGATGCGGGCATGGAACCCGAGGCTGCTGACGCGACTTAGATAAACTGGGATGAGAGCGCGTATCTTATCCGAGTTTAGGGGTGCTGTCAAGTGACCGATGCTACCTTCCAGATTGCTGTAGAGGTCGATGCCACCAACGCGCGTGCGTCGGTCGGCAACTTCCTCACCGCACTCCGGTCGAACACCACCGGGCTCGACGGTGACATCAACAAGCTGGAGAAGTCCCTTGGTCGCGCTGGAGGTGCCACCAAGGGCCTCACCCAGAACCTCTCCACCACGCGTTACGCCCTCTACGACGTATCATCCACGCTCGCCGTCACGGGTGGTGCACTCCTCGGCCTCGCGGTCGGTGCCACCGCCGTCGCCGTCGCGTGGGAGAGGGACTTTGCCCAGGTAGTCCGAACCACGGGTGTCGTTGGCGATGCGGTCGGCGACCTCCGTAACGACCTCGTGGACCTGGCGCAGACGATGCCCGCGTCCTTCGCGAACATCACCGAAGTCGCGACCCTCGCCGGTCAGCTGGGTGTGGCCCAGGACCGGGTGGCTTCGTTCACCGAAACCGTCGTCAAGTTCTCCGCCGTAACGAACCTCACCGTGGGCGCAGCCGCAACAGCGTTCGGTCGCCTTGACGCCCTGCTGCCTGATGTCAACGGCAACTACGAGGCCCTGGGTTCGGCCATCGCAAAGGTCGGCGTGGAGTCCGTGGCAACCGAGTCGCAGATCGTCAACATCGCGACCCAGATTTCCTCGATGGGTGTGTTCGCCGGTCTCACCGCTGACCAGGTTGTCGGCCTGTCGGGTGCGCTCGCCTCGATCGGTGCCGCCCCTGAAATCTCGCGTGGTACGTTCACGCGTCTGTTCACGGAGATGTCCGAGGCCATCGCCAATGGCGGCGAAGACCTGGAGAACTTCGCCAAGATCGCTGGCGTCTCGACGGACGAGTTCGCCAAGTCGTTCGGCACGGACAAGTTCGGCCCGATCTTCCAGTCGTTCATCGAGGGCCTGAACGACACCAGCCGCACTGGCGGGAACGCCGTGGCCGCGCTGAAGGAACTGGGCATCACGTCCAGCCGCGACATCCCGCTGCTGCTGCGCCTCGCGGGCGCTGGCACCCTGCTGGGAGACCAGCTGAAGTTCTCGGCTGACGCAATCCAGAGCGCCACGGAACTGTCCAAGCAGTACGGCATCATCTCGGAGACTACCGCCGCTAAGCTCCAGATTCTGGTCAACAATGTCATGGCGCTCCTCGACGCCGTGGGCAGCGCGAATCTCGGGCCGCTGGGCGACATTGTGGACGCCCTGTCCGGCTTCTTCGGCATGCTCACCGACATCGCATCCACCGAGGTGGGCAGCTACATCCTCGGCCTCATCGTGACACTCACGGCGTTCGCTGGCGTACTGGGTCTTGCCGGTGGTGCTATGGCACTGTTCGGCGCTTCGAGCATTGGTCTCCAGCAGGGCCTCATGGGCATCGTGGCGATTGCCCCTCGCGCGAGTGCCCTGATCCTCGGCACCGGCACCGCATCGCTGATCGCTTCGGGTGAGATGAAGGCGGCAAGCCTGTCGGCCAAGCTGCTCGGTACCGCGCTGAAGGCCATCTCCATCGTGGGCGCACTGCTCATCCTGCCTGACGTGCTCGGGCTTATCGGTGACGGCCTCGCGAACCTGAAGTACGAGACCCAGGGGCTCGACAAGGACTTCAACTCCTCGTTCGACCGCGTGCTGAAGAGCGCAACGGAACTGGGCAACAAGCTCGGCAAGACCGACTTCACGGCGGGCATCATGCGCTCGCTCGGCGGCCTGTCCAGCGACACCATCCTCCAGGACCTGGTGAAGGTGGACGAGGGCCTTGCCAACATGGCCAAGAGTGGCAACGCGGACCTCGCCAAGCAGAAGTTCAACGACCTGCGTAGAGAGTGGCGCGACAGCGGCCAGGACACGGCCATCTTCAACCAGGCCTTCACGGACACCATCTCGGCACTGAAGGAGGCTGATGGGGCGGCGACATCGGGCAGTGGGTCGTTTGCAACGCTGGACGAGGCACTTGCAGGTTCGGAGGAAGCAGCCCGCGCAACCGAGGAGGCCATCAACGGCCTGAAGGACGCGATTCTCAACCTGAACGAGACCGGCATCAACGCGGAGGAGGCCGAACTCGCCTTCAAGGCTGGACTGGACGAGCTTGCACAGGGTGCCGCCGACGCGGCGGTGGGTCTCGACGGGACCACGCAGGGTAGTCGCGACTACATCCAGTCCATGCTCGACATGGAAGAGGCCGCGCGTAACTCGGCGGTGGCTGTCATCGACAACGGTGGCTCGGTCGAAGAGGCCATGGGCAAGTACTATGCTGCCCGTGACGCCATCATCGCCGCTCGTGTCGCCAAGGGCGAGGATGCCGCAACCGCTGAGGCGTGGGCGGATCGCGTGCTGGGTTCCGCCGCCGAGGCAGAGCAGAGCATCCGCCAGTATTCGGACGAGGTGAACCGGGTGCCCGAGGCGAAGACCACGCGCATCTACGCTGACACCGCGGGTGCCTACCGCGATGTGAACTCGCTGATCGACTACATCAACAACCGCACGGCGACGTTCACCGTCACCCAGCGCATCGTGTACGAGTCGTCGGTGCTGTCGGGTGGCCGCGGTCACCTCGTTCCCGGTGCCGCTACCGGTGGTCAGATCGTCGGCCCCGGCACGGGCACGTCGGACTCGATCCTGACCCGCCTGTCCAATGGCGAGTACGTGGTGAAGGCGGCTGCGGTAAACTACTACGGCCCCGAACTGATGAGCGCCATCAACAACATGCGTGTGCCCAAGTTCGCCAGCGGTGGTCAGGTCGGCAGCAGCAGTGGTGGGTCGAGCGTGGGCATGCTCGGCGGTGTGGTCGAACTCGGACCACAGACCATGGCACAGATGTCCCGCGACGTGACGAACAACATCCTCCTGGATGATGTGGCCCTGAGCCGTTCGGTGCAGCGCGGAAACGAGAAGCGTCGTTCGACAGGAGATACCCGATAATGCCTACCCAGATGTGGTTCGGAAACGAGCAGCGCATGCAGTGGGCCCCTGCCCCCGCCACCGGCATGCAGGCCAAGAACACCGGCTTCTCGGACTCGCTCGGCTACCAGACCGGTGGCAAGGGCATCGTGCGTACCCACCAGACGCACAAAGAGTTCGCGCTGAACATCCCCGTGCAGGAGGCCGCTGGTCTGACCGGCCTGGACGTGTATACCAAGTTCGCATCGGGCTTCTACGGTGACAGCAGCGACTACCCGCTGTTCTTCGCCGACCCCATGCACTACGACCAGAACCTGATGCCTGCGGGCTGGGCGTCCCCTGGACTGTACGTGCGTGGCTGGCCGTCCATTGCACCGAACGTCGCCCGCTCGTACTACAACCTGGCCACGAACCCCAGCGTGGAGACCAACGCCACCGGGTACACCACCACGGCTGGCACTTCGGGCACGGCATCCGGCGCTCGCACCACCTCGGCTCCCGTGCTCTCGGGCCTGTACACGTACCGTTCCTCGTGGACTGTAGCGACCTCGGCAGTGTCGGGTGGCCCCAACTACACGGGCATCCCCGTGAACGCCGGTACCTCCTACGACGTGATGGTGCACGTGGCGTCGTCCAAGATCCAGCGTGTCCAGGTGACGGTACGCTTCCGCAACGCAGGCGCGACCTCCACGGGTACGTTCACCGGCACCCAGACGGTGCTCGCCGC